TCTAAGTGTTTAAGTTTCATCTGGTATAAAAATTGGACTATGTCCACCTTTAGCTGCTAACTCAGATTCAATATAATCTAACTTAGGGTCTTTTCTAACTTGATGACCTTCATATATCTTATCCATCATTTGATTTGGAGAAAGCATTTCATGTGTTCTGTCTGAAAAGACTACAACATAAACTTGAGTCTCACTTGTCTTTGTCATAACTTTCCATCTTTTAAATCTATGAATAGCTTTGCCATAAGATTTTGAAATATACTCTTCCATTTTATGTTTACCTAACAATCTTTCCTCGTCATCTTGCATTTCAATTTTCCATATTGGTTGTTCATGCAAACCAGTTCCAGGATTAATTGCACCTTCATCTATCTGCTGTAAGCCTACGATAATTTTGCTCATGATCTATTTTTTTTAAACCTCCTTTCTTATGTTGTTCTGTTAACTTGTATTTAAATTTAGGCCAAAGAATTTTGACCAACGGGTTTTTCAGATCGTTACGACCAAACAAAGTTATGTCCAAACAATTGCACATAATATCAAATTCTGTTTTATCTAATTCAATCTTTACATAAGTTCTTGCCATTCTATATTCTCCTTATATAGAATAACTTATCCCATAAATTTATGAATTGCAATACTAATCTTCAGGATGAACTTCAATGGCATCAGTATTAATACTGAACTGTTTCTCTATTTCTCTTAGTTTTTCTTCTACTTCAACCTTAGATAGTTGATCTATAGAACCTGTAAGTATTTCTTTTCTATCAATATAGAGTCCTGCTGCCTGGCCTCTGGACTTTTCAGCCGCTACAGCTGCTGCCCAATTACCTGCTTCTTCCGCACCTCTGGACAAATCATCTAATCTTTTGATATGCCTTGAATAACTTACTTTATACTTTTCTTGCCATTCTCTACGTAATCTTTCAATTTCTTCTACTACTAAAGGAAACATTTTAGGATTAGTGAGATTAGCTGCGGCTTGTTGTGCTGACTTCTCTGAAAAACCAGCTTCAATTGCACAGTCTTTTGCTGACATGCGATCGCCTTTTGAGACTATCAGCATTGCAAACTTGTGTTGTTTTGTTGTTAACTTTCTTACGTTACCCATATCAATTAATCATATAGTTGTTTTATATATACATTATTATTATTATTTATCACTATTTATTTTGCAAGACATGTATAGTAAAAGTTACCAGGTAACCTATAAGTTACCTATAAGTTACCTCTATTATACAGTAGAATCAACTACTTATTGTAAAAGTAACCTCAGTAACCTCATATTCAATAAAAAATTGTAAAAAGAAAATAAAAATATATTCTATACAACTATATGCCAATTTCACGAGCACAAATGCCTAAACAATTGACTGGTGGTAAGCGTAAAAAGAAATTGAAACGCCAGGCGGCTATTGCTATTAACATGAAAAAACGTGGCGTCAAACCGAAAGGTAAATAATGGCTAAGAAAAAATCAAAGTCCAAGGACAAAGATAAAAAAAAGAAAAAGAAAAAAAAGAAGAAGAAAGACTATTGAAAATACCTAAATTACCTGAGTACGTTGAAATGGGACCTTTTAAAGTCCATTTAAAGCTCGTGAGCCACGAACTAGCATACGAAGTGAGTGAACAGCAAGGCTCTTTTCATTCTAAACCACCGATGACTATTGTCTTAGATGAAAATATCATGGCCATGGAAAACGAATCAACACTTAACGTTCTTATCCATGAACTGTTTCACTTGTGTCACTATCAATATGAACTAGAAAAGATAACAGAAGAAGAAAATATTGTGAACGCTTACGCAAACTTTACAACAGAACTATTAACCAGAAGTAATCTCAAAGACTATTTGATACACCTCATGACAAAGAAACTCAATTAATGATTATCAAGTATTTTTTAGTAGGTGTCTTTTGTATTACACAACCTGCAGTAGACTGTGTCCGGGTTGCGGGGTCCGTGCCTTATGATACATTGCAATCCTGTGCATTAGCCAAAAACAATTTTGAAACAACCATGCAACAAAGAGATCCTACGTATACAACAACTATGACTTGCGTATCAGCGTACCCGATACCAGAAGATCAAACGTCTATTTAGATTGAAATAGTCGAGGAAAACGACCATCTAGCTTATAACAATTATAAGCGTACTTCCATTCTCTACCGTACTCAGCCCTACAAAATTCTTTAACACCTTCGTCCATATGCAATCTAGGAGTTTTAAATATATTCTTTAGTAATTTTAACATGCCCTTAATATAGGCACGAATAATGTAATAACTATTGCTCTTTTGATATATCAGCTATGTATTCTTTAGCAATCTTAAAGACATCATCAATCAACATCGGAACATGACCGATATCTATTTCACAGGGGCGCCCTTCATTATCCTTGACATCTTGGACTTCTACCTTCGTCAAACTAATATAGAGCTTACCTCCGTGATACGTAATCCGCATGTTTTTTCTTTTCTTTATCTAACTCTTCATTTAAATCACCGTTAATTTTGCGATGAAACTCATTCAACTCTTTCTGATCTCGAAGTTGTTCTCGTAAAATTTCTATTTCTTTTTTTAGTTCTTCTATCTCACTCATTTTCTAAACCTATCCTTAAATTTATCTTTGTTAATTTCATATTGCCGTGTTCCGATAACCCATAACAAAAAGATCACGAAGCAGAGCTGCAGAATCACAACTCCAAATAATATAAATACTACTGTGTTCACTTTTTTCTCCTATTCTTATATCGAGAAGAGCGTCTCTTTCTTTTCTTTGACCCGAGCTTTCGTCTACCTTTGTGAAAGCCTGCTCTCCCTGTGTGTGCCACTACTTATCGATACCTTTACCAACGTCTGTTCCGGGAGCCTTGGCTCGTAAGTGAATATTAAATGCCATTGATCTACGCTCCCCTTCACTGCGAAACGGATAAACCTGGTGCGATAGCCAACTAGGAAATAAATATAAGTCACCTATCTGGGGTTTAGCCATATACGAATGTTTACTAAATGTATTCGGCACACTTCCTAAAAATTCTAAACAACCCACACTCGGATAATGATCTTCTCTTCTGTATTCTTCTTCGTATCCTGGCGGAACTTTTAAAAAAAACACACCCGATAGCTGCGAATCATGTATATGTACAGGGTTAAAATCACCAGCGTACTGACTAACGACCCATGACGTATACGTCATGTTCGTAGTTTCAGGGTTAAATTGACTACCTACTGTCTTTAATATATACTCCGTCACTAATTTATTAACCACTAATTCTAGTGATTTAATTTCACCCAACGACAAAGCGATTTCTTTCTTTACATTACCTGCCAAATTGCCACTGTAATCTAATTGTTCTGATTTTTTTTCATCATCTAAGATATCATCTGCCTTTTTATTTACTTCATCAACAATGTTTTGAGGTATCGAACTTTTCAGGATCCGTGGTCCGAAAGGCGTATATAAATCATAACTAATCTGTTTTTCCATACTTTCTCCTTAGTGCCCGTCTCTCCGGGCTGTCACACCACTTCCTATCTTATAGAGGTAAGGATTAGGAATACCGAGCACGAAAGGATTGCGAAGATAAAATGCATTGGTACCCCTATGTTTCATTCTAGGTGTCAGATGAACCCCCTTCGCTGTGGGGATTAGGTTTAAGTACATGTTCTTTGACAAACACATCCTTAATTTCGTATTCAGTAAAAGGAGGGATAGGGATGTAATCAGGAGACCCAGGAGGAAATGTTAGTAAAGTACCCCAGTCCCTCTCGTTTACTTTTTTCTGCACTTCGTCTATGGCCTCCTCTAGACTATCGTGCAAAACTTCATAGTGTAGTGTCGTTGTTTGTTTAACAGCTACTCTAAACTTTTTTGGTTCTTTTTTTTCGTCTTTTAAGACCTGTACAGCCTCTTGTAAAGTGTGGTCTGCATGATCGGTCTCGACATATTTTAATAAAATTTTAACTGCTTCGTCTTTTTTCATTTCTTTTTTCTCCTGTATTTCTTCTATGTGTAAACATCCACACCATATGCACGACATGTTCGGATGTTCGGGACACATGCATTGTGGACAAAAACTCATACCTCAATGTTTCGTTTTTTACATTCCTGTATACAAAGCCATTCAATAACTTTACCGACTGATCTAAAATCATCAGCACCTAACAGTTTTAACAATCGCCATATGTTTAACGACACGGCAACTGATTTATATTTTGCGGGATTCATTTACTTTGATTCCTTCCATTTTTGCATTATTTGTTCTCCTGTTGAATCATCAATATAATAAACCCAACCATTGATTGTTATATAAACACTTTCTTTTGATCTTTTATCTATTTTCATTTACTTTCTCCTAAAATAATAAGGTTAGCACAGCTATAGCTATTAATATTTGTTTCCAAAAGATTGCTAAAAACACAATAACTATAAATATATTTAACCAATGTATCCCCATAATTTACCTAATTATATGGGACATGTCAATGATAAGTAACAATTTCGTCCTCTTCTGCTTCAAAAACAATAGTATTTTCAACAAAAAACTCCTCACCACAGTTAGGACACGAGTAAATTTGTCTGCCCTCCTCTTTTCTTTTTTGATCCACAGGAACAATAACTTCTTTGCAGTTGTAACATTCAGCATCTAAAATTTTTAATTTTTTATCGTTCCCCATGATGTTCCTATCTTTGGATCTACCTTACTTGGTACTTCTAACTCAATACAGTTTTCCATAATTTCTTTTATTAATTTAATGTCTTTTTCATCTCTGCAAGAACAATTTAATTCATCGTGTACTTGTATGTGAGGTGTAATACCAGCTTTGTATACTTCTATCATTGCTTTTTTAGTTTGATCAGCTGCACTACCCTGGATAAGTTTATTTAAAGCTTTATATATAAATGCTCTTTTTAAATTAGATCCATACTTACGCATTGCCTCATCACGTGCTAACGCTTTATGCACTCCCCACTTAGTAGGTTCCCATAAATCAAAATGACAGATACGACCTAGTATAGTTCTGACCTGGCCATTATCATTTGCTGACTTACTAGCAAGACTCATCAATTGTTTTACAAAAGGCACACGACTATGATACTTCTCAAATAATTCTTTTGTATCGTCTTCACCCATTCCTAACTCACTACCTAATTTCTTTTGACCCATACCATAGAACAGTCCGAGGTTCATGGTCTTAGCAACCTTACGCTCTATCCCTGCCATCTCTGCAGCTATCTGGTGAAAGTCTGTATCGTTAGTTTCTCTGTAAGAATCTACAAACTCCTCTGCACCATCAAGTCCACCATGAGTTAGAGCTGCAAAGTGTACAACTAATCGAGGCTCTTGCTGTGAGTAATCAAAGCTACCCCAACTACAACCTTCTTCTGGTATAAACAAAGATCGAATTAAAGGACCAATGTTTTGATTTCTAGCTGGTATCTGCTGTAAATTAGGATTAGACATACTTAATCTACCTGTAATTGTACCACCTTGATCTGATTTTAATTGATTGATTTCGCCATGAATACGGCCATTTTTCTCATGTTTTAGTAAAGAATCTATAAACGTAGACCTGGCTTTAAATAATTCTCTTGACTCGACTATCTTTTTAGATAGAGGATCTTGTAATGTTCCTAAGAAATTTTTATCAAAACTAGGTAGTCCTGTGGGTGTTTTGTTATACAAAATACCTTTTTTGTCAAATGCTTTTGCCACGGACGAAGGTGCAAAGACCTCTACATCAAACCCTACATCCTTTTTTATTTCTTGTAATAATTTTTTTTCTTTAGCCATAATCTGCTTCTTCAAAGCATCGGCTTTATCTAAATCTATCCTGACACCCTTCCATTTCATCTCAACTAAAACAGGTAATAATTCTGATTCTAAATAGAATATATGGTGCAACTCTTGTCTATTCATCTCCACTTTGAGTGCTTGCCATAATCTTAGTGTAAGATCTGCGTCCTGCTCTGCATAAGGACCTACATATTGATAAGGTAACTTATACATTTCTGCCTTAGCATCAATTTGCCAAGCTTGTGCAGCTTCGTATAATAAACGCTCGTCTTTCTTTTCTTGTATATAATCTCTTGCTACTGCATTTAAATTGTACTGACCTGGCATTCTGTTCTCATCAATCAATGCCGCAGCTATCATCGTATCAATTATCCTACCTTTGACATTGATACCCCAGCGTTTCAACCAGCCTATGTCATAACTTGCATTGTGAAAAATTTTATCTGCATTGTTTTCAAAACCTTTTTTAAATATTTCTCTGACGATATCTTCATCAAAGTTACCGCCCCCTTCATGTCTTAGAGGATAATAACCTTTGAATCCATCTACTGCGATTGCTATACCTACAACATGTCCATTACCTGTAGCCCAACCTGGTCCGGTGTCCTTGATTCCAGGATCGTATGTCTCTAAATCTATTGCTATCTCCTTTGCCTGTGATAAATCAGGAAAGGATTGTGGAGCGTTCCACTCTTTAGGTGGTTCAAATAGTGGTCTTTGGGTCGACATATTCTATTTCTATCTCCATTTCTTTCTGTTTTTGATTTAACATTCTATTAATCTTCACACCCTTTTGCCTACCCGTCTTGCGAATTGACACAGTTTTTGCATCTATAAGTCTACAGTTTCCCTTTTTATCTACAACTACTAAATCAAAAGGACACTGCGGACACATAGCCATTGCAACCCAATAACCTTTTCTGATATACTTACTAGCTACGGCTAACTCACCCATAACACCTTTCGCACTTTTTGATCTAGTCATAAAACATCTCTTTAAACTCCCTATCCGTATCGGATCTTACTAAGTGTAAATTCTTTTTGGTCCTTGTCATACCTACATAAAACACCCGTCTCTCATTGTCAGGATCTTTATAATACGCTTCATCTGCCTTCCTAGGTAAATCAGCAAGTAATGCTACATTATCTGCTTCTCCCCCTTTAGCACCGTGTATAGTTGATAAATTGATCCGTGGTTCTTGATTTAGTTTCTCTTGTCTACGTAATAAAGAAACTATGTAAGTAATCTCATGTGCCGGCATTCGATCCAAGGCATGATGCCATATTCGATGACGTGGTATCAATAAACCATGGTACACAGCTAATTGTTCATAGCTATAAAGTTTATCAGGATCTGCATGCGTTAAGCCTTTATGACCATAAGCGACACCTCTTTTGACTGTCATATAATGATACATTGTTCTTACCCTATCTAAAGATATTGATTTTTCATTTTTAGATATATCTGTCCAGGCCATAATAGCTGTTAGTCTTTTTGTGCTAACAGAAGGCTGACCATGCATAGAAAAGTAAAATCCTTTTGTCTTCATCTCATCTGCTATTTGCTCTAAAGTATAATTATCTCTAGCTAGGACTAACCATTCTCTTCTATCATTTTGTATTGATTTATATACAGAACCACGATTAGCATGATGAGTTACAGTGCCATGAGCTAGATCTTCAGCATCTTTAATAATACCGTATTGTGTAGCTCTGGCTTTAGGTTTCCATACCTTAGGTATTCTATTTTGTACTTTGTTAATTAATTTTGTAGATATTTTATGAACAGCCGCAGGAACTCTGTGTGATTTATCTAATATATATCTATCACCCTGTAAACCTATTAAGTCCTCAGGATTTGCACCCGCCCATTTAAATATGGATTGATCATCATCACCCGCTATATATATTTCACCTGCTTTTTTCATAATCTTTTTGACCATTTTCCATTGTATAGGTAGCAGATCTTGAGCTTCATCTATGATAAGTATATCAAGCTTAGGAATCATTTCATCGTTGTTTGCTTTACTAAATTCTATAATCATATCTGTAAAATCATATAGCTTACGAGTCTTTTTATATTCTTTTATACCATCTGCTATGTATTTTAATTTCATCCATCCACCTTCCATATGAGACATCTCGTGAAATTGTTCTTTCAGTGTAACGTTTCTAACTCTTGCCATGTCTATGACTTTAGCAAACATATCATCTTGTAATTGAAATCCTGTGCTGTCCATTTTACGATTAGTGTTAGATAGTTTGATACCTAATAAATCTGATAACTCTTTGTAATGATTGTCTTTCATAACATCATCTTTAGTTAGACCTAATTGTTTAAAAGCTAAACTATGTAGTGTTCTAAAATATATAAAATCTTTTTTATCTAAAAATTTAAATCTACCCATAGCCCTGGTCCGTGCTTCATTAGCTGCTTTTACTGTATAAGCAAAATACCCTATACGCTCTGCTTTTACGCCAGCCTCTAATTGTTCTTCTACTTTACGAAGTAAATATTCTGTTTTACCTGTTCCCGGTGGTCCTAGTATTATTTTTGTTTTCATTAGAAAGGCACCTTAGGATCTAAGTTAGGTAGAGGTAGATCGGATCTATCTGTATCTTTTAACCTAGGTACAAACCATAGGTGATGAACCTTACCTCGTATTTTCTTTTTAATAGAGTCACCATTTAATTCTCTTATTCTTGCACACATTTGTGTAGAGCTAAAATTAGTAAATCTTTTCTTAGTTAAATAATTTTCTAGGGAAGATAGTTTGAAGTAAGTAACTTCTTCATCCTCAGGTGACCATGCTTTGTCAATTAAAATTTCATCTATAGTCATAGCCTCACCTTGATCAGATAAGAAAGACTCCATATAATTATCAAATCTACCTACCTTAGTAACTTCTTCTGGCATCTCTATAACCTCAACCATAGCTAGTAAGGCCTGTATCCTAGCGTCCCAGTCACGAGCTGCCATTTTATTAGGCAATACATTTAAAGTATTCATACAAGCTTTTCTAAACTTAGCTTGATCAAAAAACTCATCTGTGCTGATACATAGTCTTCTACCATCTACATTTAAAAACCATACAGACTCATCTGACTCATACTTTGTAAGATCAGTAACATCATGATCATAGTCATTGCCTATACCGAACTTACGAGTCCTGCATAGTTGTGAATTACACACAGAACACATTGGCTGATCCTTACATTTGAATTGATATTCTTTCTTTTCGTGTTGATTAACTGTCTTTAATACTTGTTTAGAAGGTAATATAGGATCCATGAACTTATGATTAAACTCATCTATTTTGTCCTGCCATTCATCTGGCCACTTCTTCTTAGCGTATACAGCGTATTGATATAAAGTATTATCTCTACCGCCTTCTGGTATCTTCTCATTCATTAAATGTTCTAAACAAGGCGGTCCATCAAACAAACTATCTTTCTTTTTTGTAGTAGATAAGTCTTGTAACTCGACTCCTGTTAAAGCGAGTTTATTGTGTAAAGTAAAAAATTCTGTTAAACTGTAAGGTTTACCATTATTGTCTATTGCATATCTATTATTGGTTTCTTTATGTGCACCAAAGTAAGGTAAGTTTAAGAAGTTACCTGTATCTCCTCTGTCTGCTCTAATTTCAATTTGTTTAGGAAAAATTTCACAATTAGCAAAACCTAAGAAAGCTGCGAAGTCTGCTAATTTATCACGCATTAAAGAAGCCGTGACAGGCTCTTTTGTAAAAATAAATATGTGTGCACCACCTGATTTAGATCGACACACTACCAAAGGCAATCCCTTTTTATTTATTTTTTGTACTAATTCTTTAAGATTAAGAGGATACATATCAACATCAATACAACCCCAATAGCATTTAGAGTCATCCATAATAGGAATAATACCTAAACTAGGATCATTACCCTCTAGATGATCATGCCACATTTGATCAGTAATCTGACCTTTTGTTATGTAAGCTTTACCACCTTGCTTACCATTTTCTTTTTGTTCACCCACACGATATTGTCCATAGGCTCTATCTAAGCCTCTAAAAATATTTTTAAACGTACCAATATCGTATTCTAACATTTCCTACCTTTGTTAAAAAAGGGGGTGGCCTATAACCCAGCACCACCCCCAAGTTAAATTAGAATGGTGTTTGTGTTGTACCAGATGATTCTTGATCTTGTTCTGGTTTAGCTTGTACCTCACCCGACTTTATACTGGAGTGAAATATTTTAGCTTGATTATATATCTCCATATTTGTAATAGGACCTACTAATTCAATATCCCAACCAAACCATTTACCTTTGTCATTGTCTTCCTTTTTTACTTTAAGTTTATACATATGACTAAAAGAAGGAGGATTAAAAGGACCTTTAGATCCTGGTATTCTTATGTTCAACATCATGCTGTTCCATTTTCTACTCTTCTTTAATTGTGTAGACTTCATTGTGATTAAAGCAGGAGTGCCAACGCCTGTCTTTGAATCATATACAATGACAAAATGATTTGCATTTGTCTCAATATAATTACCGTTCTCTAAGTAATCTTTATTGTCCTCTTTACTTCTATTTGTCTTGGTTAAGATATCGCTATTAGCGTTGTAAGTATTTACAGGAGGATTACCTTTACCTCTTGTTGGTAGCCATTCTGCGTACTGTCTTTCATAAGCACACGGTATAACTATAATACCTTCTTTACCGTCAAAAGCTTCACCAGTGACATTGTTATAAATCTGTCCCATCTTGAGGTTTTCATCTGCCTCTAATTCATCAGAACCATTCATAAGAATTTTTATCCTTGGTGTTGCTAGATCGTCTTGTTGTAAGTCTTGCAGACCTAAAGAGGCATCTGCCTCAAAAGATCCCAAATCTACAACAGCCGTGTTTTTCTTCTCAACAACTTCTTGTTGCTGAGGTTTCGTTTGTGCGTTTTGCGTCATTCGTTGCTCCTTATTTTCGATTATATTTTTCGTTTCTGTACGAGTTTTGTTTTATTGGCTACGTACACACCAAATTCGTCTGGCAAAGACACGCCCTTTTTGTGTTGCTCAGTCACGAATGCTTTCATAGTTTGATAGTGCACATCTTCTTTTTCTGTGCCTGCCATTCCTAAATCTTGTATAGCTGTTTTTAATTTAAGTGCCTGTGAGTCTTCGCCCATACCAAAAGATACTGAGACATTGTTTTTAATTATGTCACCATATCCGTTGTCCCTGAGCCAAGAATATACATACGGCTTATCAGCAACCTTTACACCAGGTCGTATTTCTTCTGAAATTTTTACTTCAGTACCATTATCTAGTGTAATACTAGACAGACCTTTTTCAGCTAAGAACAGAGGTATATCCTCTTCAGATAATTTTCTTGCAGCTTCTTTTTTTTCTTTTAATGAATCTTCAAGTTCAGCAACTTCTTGTTCTGCAAACTCAAGTTGTTTACATTTATCAGCGAGTGCTTTTAGTGAGGTGTCATCGACATCTGAAAAGACATCGTCTTCAAAGTTTATTTTCGTCATTCTCATTTCTCCTTATATTTACTTCAATGGGATGATACTTTTCACGTTTCCTGTCCCATTTAAGAACTTTATAATATCCCATATTTATATCAGATGCGATTGAACATGCAATACCAATAATTGAGGGATCACCAATTAACAATAAATAATCTTCATCTGAAAAATCTTTAAGACCTTTTTTTAATTGGTCCACAATAGAATCAGAGCTTAATAATAATTGAAAGCCAGGTGGTATGAGAGAAATTAATTTGCCATACTCCTCAGCACTGAGGATATCTTTGTAAGGCATTTCTTGTATTACGTAAACTGTCATTCTATTTTCTTAATTATTTATACACTTGATTTATTTTTTTTGCAAGTATATATTTGTGGGAGAATTAAGGAGAATACAGAAATGAATAATTATATATATAAAACAAAGCCGTTTTTACATCAAAAAACTACATTAGAAAAATCCTGGAACTCAACCTCATACGCATTTTTTATGGAGATGGGAACAGGTAAGTCAAAAGTATTGATTGATAACATGGCAATGTTACATGAAAAAAGAAAAATTAATGGTGCCCTAATTGTTGCACCCAAAGGTGTTTATAGAAACTGGATGATATCAGAGTTACCTAAACATTTACCGGATAGAATAGAACATAATATTGTGTGTTGGACTCCTACACCTAACAAAGAACAAAAAGCTATGTTAGATTCTCTTAAAGTTTTTTCAGAGAAACTTACAATATTTCTTATTAACGTAGAAGCTTTAAGCACCACAAAAGGATACACAGCGGCATTAGAATTTTTAAAGTCACATGCAGTAATGATGGCTGTTGATGAGTCTACAACAATTAAATCACCTACAGCTAATAGAACTAAAAGTGCTATTAAACTTGGCAAGTATGCTAAGTATAGAAGAATACTAACAGGATCTCCTGTAACTAAGTCTCCTTTAGATTTATATACTCAGTGTGGTTTTTTAAACGAAGACCTGTTAGGTTTTACTTCTTTCTGGGCATTTAAAAGCAGATATGCTTTGATGGCACAGAGAAACGCAGCTGGAGGTGCACATAGCTATAACCATATTATCAAGTACATAAGGTTAGATGAACTAAATGAAAAACTAGAAAATTTTTCTACAAGAGTTCTTAAAGAAGATTGTTTAGATCTACCAGAGAAGTTGTATACAAAAAGATTTATAGAACTTACTCCCGATCAAGTTAAAGCGTACAGAGAGATGAAAGAGTTTGCTGTAGCAGAGTTGAATGGTAACTCAATGACAGCTTTTTCTGCCTTGACACAAATGATGAGGTTACATCAGATAACTTGTGGTCACATGACAACAGATGATGGTAAGGTTATAGAAATTAAAAATAATCGTATCAAAGAACTTCTAAACTTTTTAGAAGAAACAGATGATAAAGTTATTATCTGGGCAAATTATAGACACGATATAAAAAACATTACAAAAGAATTGGAGAAAAAATATGGAACAGAAACTGTATCTAGTTTTTATGGTGATACGCCTGTGGACGAAAGGGATCAAATTATATCTAAATTTCAAGATAAAGAAAATGCTCTTAAATATTTGGTCGCTAACCCAAAGACCGGAGGCTATGGCCTCACTCTTACTGCTAGTCACACTGTCGTGTATTATAGCAACAGTTACGACTTAGAAATAAGACTACAATCTGAAGATAGAGCACATAGAATAGGCCAGGATCAAAAGGTAACTTACGTTGATTTTATAGCAGAAAAAACTGTAGACGAAAAGATAGTACAATGTTTAAGATCTAAGATAGATATTGCGACAGAAGTGTTAGGAGAAGATTTGAAAAGCTGGTTGGTATAGGTTAATATATCTCATGGCATATTTAAATCACAATTTACCGCCTTTCAGCGCATATATTAGAAACGAATATCTATTTGATCATGAAAAAGGTCACGGTGAGTATACATTTACTGACGTGCACACTGTTAATAGTTTAGAACGAAGAGCATTATTGTTTGAATGTTTATTACCAAATGGTGTTAATTGGACTAGAAGACCTATACACGCATTCTGTTGGAAAAAAGATGCACCAAAACATCCTTTAAATATTCATCAGTATTGGGATTGTTTTTCACCTTATGTAGACGTACAAAAGCGCAATAGATTAGCGAATTGTAGAGCAGAGTTAGTTGATTATAAAGGCATAAAAAGAAAAGGTACTTATATGTTTACTATAGATTGGGCATGGGAAAATAAAGCAGGTATGTTAGATACAAATTTTAGTGAAGATCCTGAACACAAATGTGCACATATGTTTCGTATGGATGATGGCAACTTTTTTGCATACCCTAACAACAGAACTATCTGGTATGATGATGCTTTTATGGAAGAAAGATTAACAAAAAACCCTGGATATAAGATTGATCAAAATTTCTACACAGTAGAAAACACAAGAGAAGAAGATACTAAAACTGATGATTCTTATATGACTCAGTTTGAACGTCCTGAGTGAAAATATTTTTTGATCATATTACAGGTAAGTTAACAAACTACGATCTATTATATAGTCTTCCCTTAGCAGAGTTTGAGGAAAGTGAATATGACTATGCATTCAATAACGGCTGGTTACCTTTATCTTGGTATTATACAAAAATAAATCACCTTACTTGGATTAATGCTAGATCTAGTAGACTGCAGCTATCAGAATTTACATTTTCAAAAAAACAAAAGTATACCCTTAACAAAAAAGACATATATGTGCATACTTACGATAAGCTACCCTGGCACTTAGAAGATGACATAGCTCATATATACAAAAAATATATACAGCATAAAAATTATTACGAAGTCAATAATGAGAAAGAAAGCGAAGAGTTCATGCGTGATGATCCTATTGATTGGAAATATTTTGTATATTATTACAAAGAAAGACCTATAGCTTTTACAGAAGCTATGCTAGTTGATGATCACTTTATGACAGGTCAATTTGCTTGGGACTATGAAAACGAAAAGCTAGGCTTGGGAACTTATGCTAGTTTATATGAAATAAAATACTGTATGGATTGGAACTACAAGTATTATTATTTTTCTTATAGCTATGAAAATAGTAGTATATACAAGTCAAAATACGATGGCTTTGAGTTTTGGACAGGTAGAGATTGGTGTAAAGATAAAAAGATATACAATCAACTTTGTAAAAATGATAGTAATATTAAAGATCTAGCCGATCTAAATGATAATCAACAAAAATATTTTGATTTAGTTTTTGGCACTCATACCTGATAGAGGATTGTTTAAAGCTTTATCTATTTTTAGATCAAGACTTTCTTCTAACAACTTCATTTCATCTATCAGTTCTCTAGAATCTTCTTTCTGTCTATCTTCCACGTCATTCACTATTTCAGTAATGTGACGAACGTCCCCTTCGACAGAGCGTAAATCAGTTTTTAGATCATCTTTAAGTTCACGACTAACTTGACTTATTAAATCTATTTCACCTAATATAATTTCTAATTCACTTTTTAAAGCGTCTAATTGTTGTGATACAAGTTCTACTTGTGCTTGAGTTTCACTTTCCACAAGTGCAATCTTCTTATCAAATCCGCTGAGGTCAGGCTCCTGATAAGCCTCAATAGCTGCAGACATATCTTGAAAGCGTTTATACATCTCAAATCCGCCATATAAAGCACCCACGGCACTACTAAGTGCAAGGATAATTGCCATCATCCTTCCTCCCTTAAAGGAGATTCCGCCTATCGAGACTTCTGCCACTGTGCGTTCACCATATCATCTATTGTTTGTTGTTGAGCCATATTAAATAGAATACCATATTGATCATCTATTGTCTTGTTTAAATATTCGGTCACATTAGTATCTACTATTGTAGCTTGTGAGTCAAAGAATGATTTTGTATTACCAAGTATTTGCATAACTATCAATGTTTTCATTTGAGCAGCGTCATCATATCTTGCTTTATCATCAATTTTCTTGACGATTTTGGTGGCAGCTTTCTCTTTCTTTGATACCTTTGGCTTAGATGATTTCTCTTCTTTTGGCTTTTCTTCTGGATCTTTTTCTTTTTCTTCTGGTTGCGGTTCTTTTTGTTCTGCTTCCTGTGGTTCTTCTTGAGATTCTTCGGTAGTCTCTTCTTCAGGTTCTGGTTCTACCATCTCAGGTTCTTCTTTTACATCTTCCATTTGTGGTGCAGTTTCTTCAGGCTCTGGTTCGGGAGCCGTGATCTCTGGTTCTGGCATATCTTCTACAGAGGCCATCATCTCAGGCTCAGGTAACTCTTCTAGTTCCATTTGTATCTCAGCTTCAACAGTTTCTACGTTTACAGGTATCTCCATTTCCATTTCAGGTGGAGGCAACATCTCCATTGGTGCTGGAGGTGCAAACTCCATATCAAAATTCATTTCTAGTTCTAATTCTAATTCAACAGACTCAAAACTTACCTCTTCAGTTTCAGGTTCAATAGGTGTAAAATCAATATCACCTTCATCAAAACTAATATCATTATATTCAAACACCTCTTCTACAAAATCTAGTTCAGTAGGATCAAATAGATCTAAATAATATATTTCTTCTAAGGTAGTAATTTGTTGTGTAATAATAGTATTAATTACGTTGTAAAAAACATTGACACTAACGTCATCAAACAAAGGACCTACAGCAAGATTAATATCTCTTCCGCCTACTTCAATTACGACTTTATTTAATACACCAGCAAAATCGAAAGACCCATTATAAGACTGGTATCCGGTTGATACTCCAGATTCAGACAAGATGTCAGTGCCTGAAAAGACCTGGCTAGTTCCATTAAGTCCTGTAATGTGCATGTATATTCTATCTTGAGCATCTTGTTTATCTACTTCAATTGTATATTTGACTTCTCCACCTTTTTGTATATTTAAATCAGATATGTCAATCGTATTAATAAAGGTTGTACCCATACCATCAACTCCCATAGTAGATGTGGAATTACCACTGCCTGTAATCTGTGCACATTTATCTGAACCTAATCCATAACAAGCATTACCTGTTGGCATACTTGCACCTCCTTGACCACCCCAATCAATATCCATATCACCCTCTTTTGAAGAATTTACATAACCATTGGTGCCATCTAAAATGTCTCCTGAGTCTTCGTTGGTAATTGTGGTAGTGTTAGTAGTAACAGTCGTTGTGGTAGTTGTAATTATTTCAGTGCCTTTGTCTTCTTCAGTAATGTCAACTTGTGTATCTTCTGTGATTGTAACTCCGGGAGTACAAAGACCTTCTACGTCAGGTAAACAGTCTGCTTTAGAATAGGAGCAATAAAGAAAGAGCCATAAGACCAAAATTCTTAATATCATCAAAATCTCCTTCTGGTTTTTCTTCTTCTACTTTTGCTTGTAGATATTCAGGTTTGTATCTACTACCGTCTGGAATCTCACCAGGATTTTCTTCCCAATATGTAGCTGCCTCAGCACCTATCAAACCTTTAACAGGGCACGGGGTCCCCGCATCCATCATACTTGTCCAGACACGAGGGTCTTGACAAAGGAGTGCAACAGCCGACACTTTCATGCCGTAGGCATACTGACTGCGGGATAGCTTGAGAAGCTGGCACAGCTCGTCATCGACTAAAATTCCTGTGGCTACACCCAGCACATTATTTTGCACACTTCCGCCAACGCCAACTTTACATATATCATTATTTGAGTTTGCTATGACAGGTGCATTTGCGGTAGGTGGGGTAGAATTTGTTACAACCGTGCTCGACACGGTGTTCGTCTCAGCTTTTACATCAGTTATTGTGGCTACTAATGTAAAGAAAAAAAGAATTGTTAGAAGTAGTTTCACTACCTACCACATCCGCCGTCACAACATTCACACATAACGTCCTCCTATCCTAAACTAGCCATTGTATCTGACATGCGTTTTGCCCGGTTCGGGGTCTGTTTTGCCCACTTCGAATCAAGCATTTCTAGTGCCGCTGTCTTGTAATCTGGTGGTGTTTTATCTTTTAAAGCTGCCCACATATTGCGAAACTTACTAACACCTGTTTTTCCTAGCTGAAAAACCATCTCTACTAATAATTCCTTACATTGATCATGAACTGTATATTCACCTAATAGTTCTTCTGCACCTGATATAGCGTTTTCTAAATCTTTTTCTAGTGTCTCCATCAAGAATGATTCTTCGTATTCTTTATCATCTTCCCAAAAATCTTCAACACAGAGGTGGCCTATACCCACAGTTCTCTTGCCTAGTGTGTCCAAATAAACCTTGTTGCGGTAACCTTCATTATGACGTACAGACGCCAAAAGTCTTTCCATATCCATCTCTAAAACTCCTTATAATTCTTAATTAAAAATTCTTCCATCCAGGCCATTTTGTCGTCCATGGATTGTAATTGTACTTTAATAACAGCAATGTCCTGTTGCATTTCTGCAACACTATTGGCTTTTTGTTCTACAGCATTTAATCTTTCACTCCACATACCCCAAGTAACACCAAAGCTAAGAACTAGCCCTGCTAACCATAACATATCCTTTGTGTTAAAATTAAACATTATACTCCCATTGTCCTTCATCAGAAGGATCATTGAACATTAAACTATCGGCCTGCATCATATCATTCATGCCACCCTCTTTCAAACCAATAATACCACCGTTTGCTGCTTCTAACATTCTAATATCAGGTGTGTTGATACCAGTTAGAGGTCTGTCAGTATAATTTTGTGTTGGGCCTTGCATAAATGGTTTCATTTGTTGTAAATCTTCTGGCATACCTTCTATCATTTTATAAACAGGTTTCTCTAAATAAAAATTTCCTCTGCCTTGAGGATCTTCAAAACCTATTTCTTGTGCTCTCATGTTCTCTGCTTCAGCTATCTTCCTAGCTTCACTGGTTACTAAATCTTTGAAAGGGTCTGTAAGTTGATCATAGCTTGTATTAGGGGGTATGATACCAGCCGCTACAAAGTTGTTTAATGCTTCTTCTATAAATTGATTCGCAGATCCTGTAGATATATCTGATTTTCTTAATGCTTCCATTAACAATGACATACCTGAATCTTTAATCTTACCCATTAAACTAAGATCTTCTCGTAAGGCTGGACCCATATCAGGATTATTAGCCGCAAGTAAATTTTTAGCAGGTTGATCCATCATAGCCATCATAATACCTTCTTTAGATTTATCCGATAATTCTTTAGCTTTATCATCTATCTCTTCTATAATCATTCTTGAACCTTCTGTTTCACTATCTGTAGGAGTATTTAAATTTTGTATTTCTCTTCTTGCTTCAAATAAATCTTCTAATTGTGTTTTACGTCCTTGTGGTAAAGCTCCACCTGGTGCGTTAGGTGTCATTCCACCATTCTCTAATTGTATGATACCACCGTCTTTAGCAGTTACGTATTGTAGATACTCATCGTATGTGCCTGACCTGTATTTACCTAAAGTAGGATCAAAGAATGTGTAGTAGTTTTGTGGAGCTGGTGTATAAGGAACTGTCCCTGATCCGGGGTCCGTGCTTCCATCACCTTCACCGCCTTCTCCTCCTTCACCGCCTTGACTACCTGATATCGGATCAGGATCTCCTTTGCTAGCTCTCATATTTCTATTAGCCTCGGCTCTAAACTCGTTTAATTCATAGTTCTGCATTTCAGGTGTTTTCATCATTTGATTGTAAAAATCACGATCATTAGCCACAGAAGCTGCAAAGTTATCAAGCTCTTCCCCTTCAAGGCCTAGCACGTTTCTACCATAATAATCACCTCGCTGGCCAGCACTGCTACCAAAAATTCCAGAAGTTATGTTTAAAAATGGATTGAATTGAGTGGATAAGTTTGCACCTGTCTCAAAAATATTTTGTGGATCTTCATAAGGTAAAAACATATTGCTTTTTTTCATGCCTGGTTCGTATATTTCACCTGCTCTTTGTTGTAAAAATTCTGGACTTCGTGATGCTGTTGTAAGAATACCCTCTTGACGTAAGTCTCCTACAAGGTCTTTTAAAACATTGCTACCAATTTTACTTTGATCAGAGGAAGATATCACAGTTCCAAGTCCTTGATCTATACCAACTCTTAAATCTCTAATTTGATCTCCAGTTAAGCCATATTTAGACATAAGAGCTTTGGCCTTTGTACCACCCGTAAATAATCCTGCTTTATACGCATCTTTTAAATCATCAAGAAAATCTTTAGTATTTGTAGTTGATGATCCAGGTAGTGTAGTGCCTGTGGTAGTGCCTGTGGTAGTGCTCGTTTTTGATTCTTTTTTATCTAAATTCTTTTGTGCCTTGTCTAAATCTTTTAAAATATTTTTTTGTTCTTTATTTAATTTAGAAGAACTTGATTTTTTACTACTTCCTCCGCCTCCACTTATCTTTTTATTACTTGAAGTTTTTTTATTACGTTGTCCTGGAGATCCTAGAGATTTAGATGATGATGATCCCTTCGTATTAGTGTTTATTCCTCCAAAAAATGCCATTATGGTCTCCTCCTTCCTGCAAAGTACATGATGCCTTGCTTGTTTATACTACCACCCTTTTTAGCAGTTGCAATGGCTCCATATAAGTCACCACTAGCCAGAGCTGCACGTTTAGCAGGTGACATACTACCACCTACAGGTCTGAAAGGATTAGATACATTACTTGCTGCAAAATTTGTTTTAGGTTTGGTTATAAGCTCATTGGACATGTTGTTACTTGATGTCTTTTGAAAGTTCTCTACGCCACCCGCTTCGACAGGTCCCATATCAGGTGGGTTGTCTTGAGGAAAGTTTGGTGCAAAGGTCTTATCAACGTCAGCTTCTGGTTGTGATGATCTTGTAAATTCATTGGTAAACATATATTGCATCACGGCCTCTGGGTCGTCAAAGTCTAATCCTTGTACTTTTTCATTATCAGGATCATCAAATAAAACTCTTGCTAATTTTGTCATGTTAGCTCTTCTTATTTTTGTTTCTAAAGAATCATCTATACCTTTTACCATCCACTCTAAATACTGTGGATTAGATAAAATTTTACCTTGATGCTTGGCAAGTAAAGCAATACCTAGACCTGTTAAAGGACTCACACCAGCGCTTGTTGCTATAAAAGCACCTGTGATACCAGAAAAACCAGCAAGACCAGCTCTTCTAGCTACAAACTGTGAAGTCTCTGCGATTTTAGTTGCATAGCCAATTTCAGCTATTTTTAATAAAGATTGTAGATTTTGTAATGCGTACGAGGAATCTTTTTTACCTAGCGTCTTACCCTCTGCCGCCATGGTCTGCGCCCACAATTCGTTCATAAAATCTTGTCCTTGTTGTGTGTCTAATTTTAAATTAGATCTAAATTTAGCAGGATTAAACACATTAATCGTAAAAATATCTTTCATATTAAAACTAATACCAAATTCTCCACCTTCAGGAATATCAACTCTTCTACTTAAATCCGCTTTACCTAATTCAATAGAACCTGTTTTTCTATTATAAGCTATGGCTTCACTTGAATTTTCCCATATTTGAGACATATAAGCTCTTGCGGCCACATTAATAGGATCTTTATTTGGATCAACTTTGTTTCTTTTAACAAGCTTAGATAAATCTTCAAGTGCGGTTCTACTTGGATTATTGTAGAAAGTATCAAATATTGATCGAGCTAATTGATCATCATAAATCCAACCTTCCATCGGTAAACCACCCTGAACAAACATATTTTGATCAACATTTTGAAATTGTTTTGCCATAGGAGATTTATATGTATTAGCACCATAACCAAATACTCTATTAGCTCTAATTAAAGAATTTTTTACTTGATTCATTTGTTCTAATATAACTGGATCTGGCTCTCCTCCTTGACCAGTTATAACTCTCCACTCGTTGACATCATTAAACCCTTGCTCTAATGCTTTCTTAAAATGTCTTGATTGTGTAGCTATGTCATCAACTTGTTTAACACCATATTTGGAAGCATACTCTCCCCATTTCTGATTAAATTGTTTTTGTAGAGATCTAAATTGCACTGCATTAAGATACTCAGGTAGGTTACTCATGGATAACAAAAAGTTTTCAAAGTTACTTAAATCTTCAAAACCTCCTAATTGTTGCACATTTGAATTGGCGTTATATTCTAAATCAATTTTACCCCTACCTAAATCATCAACATAGTTTTTAGCTAATTGTTTTACTCTAAATGTTGGTATATATCCTTGTTTTACAGGATTGCCAAATCTATTAGTACCAAGAGGTATACTATCATCTAGAGCTTTTGCTCTAGTAAAAAAGTCATCATAAAGTTGTGTATTTAAACGTGACCACTGATTAAATTTTTGTTGTGCGGCATCAGTTAGAAGTGCTCCTGCGTCCATGACTGTGGCCATAGGTGCTAATTCATTGAGAGTTTCCATAACTCTTTTATCGCTGTACCACATAATATTAGCTCTATTAGCTCTTAAATCAGTACCGATCAGTGGAAATACACCGACAACTCTACCAAACCATTTAGCCCAAGATCTATCTGTAACATTTTGTATACCAAAAGGTACTTTTTGTTCTATAGCTAATTGTGCCAGATACTCTGCATTAGAGCCTTTTTGTACACCATAAGTCCAGCGAGCTAAACCTTTCATCATTTTAAACACGGGATCCAATGCTGCTGCTCCACCACTAAATATCATAGCGTTTCTAGAATGAATTAAATTTTCTACTCGAGGATCATTAGACAACTCAGGATCTGGTAGTCCTTCTAATTCTCTGATAATAGAATTGATGCCATCATAAGCTGTAGCTGCAGTATAAGCTCCTACTCCAGCAAAAGCGGCTACCTCTCCAGCTGCGACAGGGTTTTTCTTGGGATCTAAGAAACCTTGTAACAATTTTTTTCTATCTAAAAAATATAAAGGCAAGAGACTTAAAAGGTCCCCTCCAATAGTTACGTTTTGTTTATTTACCTCTGGATAAAGCCTCATAGTAGTATTTTGTATACCCATAAAGCTGTCTCCAAAATAATTTAATACTTCATCTACACCAAATTTAAAATCATCTCTGCCACTACCACCAATAATTTTTGGAGCAAAAGTTGCCCAGTTTCTTTTATCTGCCTCTAATTTTTCTCTCCATGCTTTGTTTTTCTCACGTAAAGGATCTTGTATATAAGCCTTTTCTTGTTCTACTGCGGATTGAAATTCTTTTAGTTGTTTAATTTCAGCTAATTCAGCATCTGTATAAGTTTCAATAGGCTTTTCAGTAATGCCTTGTTGACTTCTAATATTGTTAATTAACTGTTGTAATAAGAGTTTGTCTTGTTCAAATTTCGGTGTTCCTACATCTTCTGGATTTAAAAAACTATTGACATCAGGAACTTGTATTTTGATATCATTGTCTCCAAAAATTTCTACAAGAACATCTTGAGGTATACCAAAAGTTCTTTCTATATCCATGGTGGGATATCTTTGTTTTAAACTAAATACTCCTTCTTCAGCCATTATTCAACCCTTTCTGGATTACCTGTTACAAAATTTAAAGCCTTTTTACCAACTGTTTTAATCTCTGGTGGTATAACACTTGAAACTGCTTTTATGTCTCTTGCATATGTCTCAACTTGATTTTGTAAAAAGTTTTTTTCTACTTTTTTTGTCCAGCCAAATTTACCTAATTGATACCCTTCGGTATTGACAGGTCCATAATTTTGTTCATAAGGATCTACCCACACAAAATCAACACCTTCTACCTCATCACTTGCACCAGGTGCACTAGGAACATTGGATAAATATTTTTTGTAAGGTAAGTGATCTTTTAAATCTTCAGGATCAGATTGTTGTAATGACTGTGTACCATCTTTATTAATAACTACTTTAGGTATGTTGTTTAATATTTTATCTTGTCTTATCATTTCACGTTCTTCTACATCATCAGGTATATTACCTGCAATATCTAAAACTTCTTTACCTAGCTCATACACAATACCAGCTAGTGCTCCATACTTACCTAATCGAGACACTTTTCCTACTTTAGATAATCTATTAAAAGGCTTCTTACCTCCGAACTTATCATAGTATTCTCCTGGATGATTCTTTTTTAACCATTGCATGTACTCGTCTTTAATAGGAGCTGTATACTTTGAATTATATTGAAAATCAGCCATTACCTCATCTCCTCTGGTAGTGTAATCACTAACTGACCCTCTTCATTATAATTTGCTTTAGGTAAGTTTTGTGGATTTATTTGACCTACACTTGTGTATCCACTAGGGTAAGTACCTTTGTTAAATTCATACAATACTTTTAAATCATTGTTAGCTAGTCTTAGCTCTTCTCTTACTGTAACTAAACCAGCGATAACCGTTTTGGAGTCAACAAATCCTGTTATTTTTAAACTTTCATAAGCTCTTTTAATATCGTCTAAGTTCAAACGACCTGATGATTTTCTAGCTCTCGCTACAGCATAAGCAATAGCATTAATACGAACTCTGTTCTCAGCAAGTTCAGGTTTAAATTCACCCCAGAATTGTTGTGAGGCTGGATTATTAGCATCAAAAATAGCGTTGACATCTACGAACTCACCTGATCCTTCAAAAGTTTCAATTCTACCATCTGAGAAATTTGCTGCTACATTATCTAATGTATTAGTTAAAATTGATATTTGATCATCTGCTGCAATTAAGTCAGCTATCATACCAAAACCTCTTTGCTTAACGTCTTGAATTAATCCAGGTAAACCAGCTATTGTAGGATCAGATAATAAGTTGTTAATAACAACATCAATACTATTAATATTACGATCATATAACTGAATAGTAGAAAATTGTTCTGTTAAAGCTTTCTTAGGTAACACATCATCAGCAGTCATAGCTACTTTTTGATTGACGGTAAGATCTCCAATGCCTTGTCCAATTGGCACCCATGTAGGTTGACCATTAGCTTGTAGTATAGCATCTCCGTTTGCATCAAGTTTTGGTATCAAATACTCACCGTTCTTTAATTCTTTAATTTGCCAGTTACCATATTCACCTGACTGAGGATGAGTAAAGCTACCCATAACAAAATCTTTAAATATTTCTACAGGTTCTTGTTTAGGTACAAATCTTTCTGTATCAAAAGGCTGATTTTTTGGTAGGTAGATAATTTTATTCTTGTTTTTAGTATCCATCACCTCTATGTAGTCCATACTATCAGAAGGCACATGAACATTAGGATTAAGCTTTTCTGATTCTACATATTCAACTTTTTTTGTTGCTAAATTTATTACCTTTTTCCAATCTTTAGCTCTAAAATCTTTTTTGTCTCCATATCGACCAGGCTCTTGACTGTTGGCCACAGCAAATTCTTCGTAAGTTGTAAAGAATTTATTCTCTCCTACAATGCTATCGTATGCAATAAAAGGCTGTGTGTAGTCTTTTGCTACATCGTATTTTCTTTGATCTTCGGGTAATTCAAAATCTTTCAAATATTGACCTAAAGTAACTTCTGTGTTAAGTCCTGTTGCTCTATCTTTAACTAATTTAAAAGTGCCGTTAAGATCTAAGTTACTTTTATTTTCTTGTTTAGCTAATTCTTGAAAAAATCCTAGATTAGAAAACATTGCTTGACTAACAATATTTGCTCTGTTGACTGCATCTTCTTGTGACTTTGTTAGAGCGTAAGTTCTTTTTTGTGCATCGACAGCTTTCTCTGCTGTTCTTACTGCTGTTTCTTCTTTTCTTGTTGCTCTTCTTGCAGCTGTAAATTCTGGTAATGTTTGTTGAACAGCTTGACCTAATACGTCTAAAGCTTTACCTCTACCTGTTAATAGTCTAGCACCAAAATTAATTAAAGAAGATGCTACGTCAGCTTCTTTTTGTGTCTCTATGGCTTCTCTTTCTGCAGAGTAATCTGTTTGATATAGTTGAGCGGCTTCTGCGGCATACTCTTCAGGTGTTTTTTGTGGATACAGTGCGTCAGCAAAATCATTAGCTATAGGATAAAATTCATTCATACCTCCTAAGATACCTGTTATCTTAGTATCTCCTAGTGCGGAAGGTTGTACAGCTTGACCTGTTTGATAGATACTAGTATCAACTGCATTCATACCTCCTGGCACACCAGTCACGCTAGGTATAATCTGACCTGTTTCGTGGTCTATATAAGGATTACCGCCATGTTTAAGCTTGGCTACCTTCTGAAACATTTTTCTATTCAGTACGCTCATGCTTATCCTAAGTACCTATGTTTAATCCTTTGTATGCTCCGAGGCCCGCAATCCCTAGTCCTGCAACTTGCATTAACGGACTAGTTGATGGTTGTTGTTGAACTGACATTTGTGATGCTGGTGTGCCTGTTAGTATACCAGATGCAAATGACAATCTTTGAAAAGGCTCTTGTGATGCTAGCTGTTGAGTTGCTCTTTGTGCATCAAACATATTTTGTCTTTGCTGTTGTGCTAAAGCTCCTGCTTGTTGTAATTGTGCCACATCTTGACCATATAATCCTTGTTGTAATTGTCCTAGTCCAGCTTGTTGACCACCAAGAGCTGCTAATTGTTGACCGACATTAAACTGTCTGCCTTGCTGTGCTTCAAAAGAAGATTGTGCTGTTTGTTGTGCTTGTTGAAAATTTCTTGATAAATCTTCAAAGATACGTCTTGATTTAATGTCTTGTAGGTTTCTTGCCATTTCAGCATTTTGTATACCAGAACGTTCTGTGCCAAAAGCTCCTGCACCAACAGCTTGTGCATCTACGCCTTGCTGTTGTAATTTTGCTTGTCTATCTAATTCTGCTAAAGCATCTTGTGTTACTGCTTGTTGATAAGGATCCATGTAAGATTGTACACCTTCAGCAGTAGGAGCAAACATTCTAGCCGCACCTCTTGTAGCTTGTACACCTTCGCCTATTGTTTGTCCTGCTTGATCTAGAAAAGGTTGATATTGACCAATACCTTGTTGCGCCATACTCATGGCTTGTTGTTGAGCAGGATCTAATCCCGCTACTTGGAAACCTGCTATCGGTTGTGGTACACCAGCTCTACCTAATTTTCTTGCTTGAAAATCTGCTTCTGACTCACCCGCTTGTTTAACAGCATTAGGATCTCCAAATGTTGATGTTAATAACTGTTTACCTCTTTCCTCAATATAAGGTGCCAGCCTACTATACGTTACTATCTCTTCAGCCATTATGCTACTCCCATTCCTGTCGATGATTCTGGATCTAATCTATTCATTAAATTGTACATGGCCCGTGGTCCGCCAGCATTGTCTACTGCTTTTGCAGTCATTACAAACTCTCCATCACTCAGCATTGCAGGAACTAAATCATCTTTAGGTCCACCAGGTCCTGAGATTTGACCTTGCCTTCTTGGAAACTCTCCACCCATAGCATATTTATCCATATACTCTAAGTCCATTATACCACCATCAGCTGCAAAAGATGGCATACGATTACCAAACATACCATAATAAGTCTGACTAGGATATAGACTTGTAAAACTTTCATCGTCCATAATACTAGGCTCATCTGGAGTTTTTGACATTTGATACAAAGCAGGAGCTGATAAAGCCGCAAGATTTGCATATGCACCAAGTCCAGCTTTAGAGGCAGGATTAACTAATTCACCTGCTCTATATGTGTAACCTAACTGTTTTGCAACACTTGGATCTATTTGACTTATAGGAGTATCTACTGGAATACCAGTGGCCAAAGATTGATCTGCTGATATAGTAGCTCCAGCTGCCTCTTGTCCAAAACCTAAATTACTTTGCACTTTACCAAAAGCATCACTTAATGCTCCTTCTTTTCCACTAAATATATCACTAAGTGCGTAATTATCACCTTTACCAAAAGCTGTGCCTGCACCATATCCTCCAATACCACCTGAAATTACATCTCCCGCATCTCCTCCAAGTAATAATGGTGCCCCAGCGCCTATCAATGCGGATGCCATGGGACCTGCACCAAAGATACCAGCAATAGTACCTGCATAAGGTGCAATACTTTTTAGTGCTTTCTTAGCACCTTTAAAAATCTTTTTTAAGAAAAACTCAGGTTGTCCTGTAACAGGATTGATTGAGTTAAAATTATTACCAACAATATATCTTTCAGGGTTAATACCCATGTCTAGCATTTGATTGAACAACATTGCTTTTAGTCTAGGATTAGAATCAAGAACTTCCATAGGCACAACAGTTTCACCTTCGGCAACGTGTGCGATATATGCGTCCTCGTATCTACCTAAATCTGCAATTTTAGAAACCTCGTGTTGAAATGATTCCAACCCTCTAGGTTCTGATTGTTGCATGCTATAATTCATGTTTAATTTGTTCCCCCGAATATATCCGGTATTTTGTTTACTTTAATTGCGACATCTTTTTGTATGTCTTCTTCAGTTGTGTCGGTGGCAGGATTTTGAACGTCTTTGATTGCTTCTTCTTCTGAAGCGTAGACTTCTCCTGTTTTGGCGTGTTTGATAGTTGTCTGTGTTTCCACATCTATCTTAGGGATTGTTTTCCCAGCAACCACGGTAGTATCTTCATTTATACCCATTTTTTACTCTCCTTGCAATATTTATGTTATCTCTAAAACACTTATAATTATGTGTAAATCATTAGCGTTTTGTGCTGTTGCTTTAATAATTTCTGACTCTTTTGCTACTAATAACTCAGACAGTAATTCAGTAGATGTTTTAGCTGCTATAGACTTATCTTTTTCTAGTGAAAAAACAGCAGTAGCACTATCTGTTAATGTAAGTGTTAAAGTACATGCATTAGAGGCATCATCGTTAGAAACTCGTATGGATTTTATTAAAGCTGTTGTAGCTGTTGGCACAGTGTAAATTGTAGTAGCATCTGTGGTTGTAAGATCTACTTTGTAATTTGTATATACGTTAGGCATCTATGATAAAAACCAGCTTACCCTTTCATCTTCTTCTCTTAATACCTCTGGTGTATAAGTATTGTTCAACAAAAATATTAATTGTTCTAATGTTTGTATTAAGGTGTTTTGTTGTTGTTGACTATATTCTTTAGATGCTTGTGGTAATCTTGGTATTTGTATTTTAGACATTACGATCCTCTCATTCCATCTGGTTTAATATCTAATCTTAAAGTTCCGTATCTCCAATCATCATCTACAGCATCACTTTCAACTCTTACTGCAACTTGTCTGCCTCTAATACGAGTATCTTGTTTCTTTGTAGTGGTACTCATGTTAAATGCTCCATGAGATTTTTGTGTTCCATTAGGATAAGGTCTAGATTTAATTGTTACATCTACTGTTCCTGCTTGTGATTTAAAATCTGGTATAATTCTACTGATAGACATAAATTGATCACCATCTGCGATGTCTACATCACCTGATTCTATATGTGCATTCATAGCACTACCGTCATCGTTTGCTCCACTTTCATGTAAATAAACAAAAGTTCTACCTGCTTTTAATCCTGTAATTGTAGATATAGTTGCAGTTGTATCAGAAGCCTCAAACTCAGCAGCATAAGGATTATCATATGTTCCTCTATCAGCCCAGGCACTTCTGGCCAAAGTTCCTATGTACCAAAGATTTTCTGCATAATTAAATACTACCACTCTGTCAATTTGACTAGAGTTAAGAGAAGGATAAAACCACATTACTTCATTGTAATCTGTGTTAGCTGCACAGAATATATCTTGCTTTGCATTCTGATTTAAATCATCAAAAACATAATCCTGCACTGTACATGGTATTTTTTGTACCGCACCATCAAATAAGAAGAAGGAGTCAGTACCCATCCAAAAAGATATACCACCTACATCTACTGCAGCATGTAAACCAATACATCCACAAGCAGAACCTAATTGATTAAAACCAAATGTAAAAGGAGGTCCTATAAACTGCATTTGATATAAAGCAGTATCTGTCCATATTAACACAGCACCTCTAGATCTAACAGCAGTCTGAATAAAATTACCATCAACAAGTCTTTTTGAACCTGCTGTGTTGGTTGCTGTAGGTGTCCAAACATTCTCAGCTTCTTGTCCAGACCACCTTAAAAACATGTTATCTTGAGTAGAGGAGGTTCCTATAGTTGTCTCTGTACCAAAACAAATGACATGTCTGTCGTCACCTGAAACTAACATAAATCTAGTTTTTGTAGGTGCATTTGAAACATTTGTTGTAGAAGCTCTATTAGAAGATAATCCTCCAGATGTATCCCAATAGAATAAACCACCGTTAAATTGCAATGCTAAAACATCTTCACCCCAATTATCAAGTGCCCATTTAGAAGATTCCAAAAGCACGCCTTGTCCACCTGTTAGACCTGATCTTGTTGAGTTCCAGGTAGATGCTCCCCATGTACCTGCACCCCAGCCGTAACCAAACAAAGATACAGCAGATCCTGTATTGATTTGATATGTTCCGTTGGCCGTGGACCCTGTAGCATCAGAACTAGCTGCGGCTTTCGCTTCAATAGTATATGTATTTGAGTCAGGAACAGTAAGTATTTCAAACTCACCTTGTAGATTAGCTGCACTAATACCGCCTACTGCACCACTAACACTTGCTATGCTTACAAAATCACCTATTAAAGCACCGTGACTAGAGTCAGTTATTGTTACTGTTGTAGATCCATTTGTTGTGGCAAACTGCGTAATGTTACCAGTAGCAGTTGTACGAATAGGAGTAATGTCTGCGTAATTATTTTCTGAATAAGCGTAGAGTTTTTTATTGGTGCCATAGATAGCATATTTAACACCATCAATACCAGAGTAAGTTAAAATAGCTCTTGTTGCACCCACAAGTGCATCACTAGTTACTTTTTCCCAACCACCAATTTTTTCAGGTAGTCCATATCTAAAACGAACATTATCACAATCTACCCAACGACCTTCTGCACCATACTCGGTATTTTGTTTATCTATACCTGGTGCTATTTGCAGTTTTGTTAACGGCATTCAAGCTCCTAGTTAGTAGCGTAGAACGGTATCCAGTAATCAGTGCCATTTATATTGACACGAATATGTCCTGTTAAAGATCCTACACTTGTATCTGTTGTAATACTTTTAGTTTGATCTGAAGCACTTGTGCCATCAAATCTAATAAACTCTTGATCTGTATCATCTTGATCCAATGTTAAACAAGCTATAGCACCAGAAGAATTTGCTTGACTAACTGTTACTAGTGCACTTGTTGGTGAACTTGTGCCAAATCCGATTTTATCAGCAGATCCATCTATAAAAAAAGCGTGTGTTAAAGTATTTGTTTCTGCTCTAAAATCTACTGAAGCTCCTGATTCGTTAAAGGTAAAATTACCTCCATCTAAATCAACAGTGCTGGTAACTTTCATACCTCCAACGACATGTAATTCTGTAGAAGGTGAGTTTGTTTTAATACCTACACGATCATTACCTGCATCGGTAAAGAATAAGTTAGCATCTCCATTACCTTCAATACGAAAATCTACGTCAGCACTTGACTCGTTAAATACAAAAGTACCTCCATCTAATGATGTGTTACCTGTTACAGTCAGTGTTCCGTTGGCCTTAATATTTCCTGCATCGTTCAAGACATCAAACATAGTAGATCCGTCAGAGTATAAAATATGTTTAGCACCCTGAACTAATTCTGTTCCTGTGCCACCAGCAGGTTTAAAGGTTAAACTATTGCCACCACGAGTTGTTGCATCATCAACTATATACCAAGTCTCTACAGCCTCACAACTCATAGTTGTGTTACCTGTCAAAGTACCTGTTAATTTTATTATAGCATTACTTTGTTCGTCAGTAGTTGATCCATCGGTGGTTGCTAAAGTATCGGTAGTGCTCGCTACTGCAACAGAGACGTATCCTTTGACTGCTGACTCTACTTTTTGTAAATTGTTATTTGTAATACTACCCCAGGTTCCAGAGTTTTCACCTGTGGCTTGTAACTCTAGATTAAGGGAACTTGAATATGATGATGCCATGTTTTACTCCTAATCTGTTGAACCTGGTTCCACATCCACCCAGGTAATTGTCTGAGAATCATCTACTTCATTCCAAATAAAGAATGACGGATCACCCACACTAAAATTAATAATATTTTGAAACTTTTCACCAAAGGCAGTTTCATCTCCTAATCCTATAGTAATTTGTCCAGCAGTGCTAGTGCTAACATTAGCTGAAGCCGCTATTGTTTCTGTTCCTATAGTAAAACTTGGTGCTCCAGCAGTAGAAGGAGATACAGCCGCACTAGCTGCTACACTTTCATCTCCTAAATTAACAGAAAATGATACACCACTAATAAATGGTGATCCTACGTTTTGTACACCGCCTCCTCTGGCAGATCCTATTGCAAACTCTGCTAATGCTCCGTGTCCTAACATTCTATCTTGCCGTTGTCGGCACTCCTTTACTACTTACAAATGGCTTTTCTGCAAATGCCATGTAGACATAATTATTTCCATTTGTGTTGTCATTATTTTCAGTATTTCTTATTTTAAAGCCATTAGATAATA